ATCAACTCGCACGCCTATCTTAGACGCAGCAGGAAACGAGGTTCTGTTCTCGGGTACTGTTGTTGCTTCGGTAACGCTTGACGGTTCTGGTGCAGGTAACTTGGTTGTAACTGGCCCTGCTATTTATGAGGCTAACGGCCAATACAATACCGTTGATAGTGCTCCTACTTCTGGCGATGTTGTAACGCTAGGCGGTGCAGCTAGTACTTTGATTCAACCAAACTTGTTCTTCCACAAAGAAGCGTTTGCGATTGGTTCTGTGCCAATCAAAAAGCTTTATTCGACTGACACAGTTGCAACCACTGAGGACGGTTTGCAAATTCGTGTATCGAAGGGCGCAAGCTTCTCGGAAAACAAAAACTTGGTGCGGTTCGATCTTCGCCCTGCTTATGCGGTTCTTAATCCGTTCTTTGCAGGACACGGCTTCGGCTAGACCAAACTAGGGGCTTCGGCCCCTTTCTTTTTCCCTTCTTTAAAGGTTTACCAATGATTAAGTATAAGCGCCCTAGTGGTGCAGAGATCGAAGTGGCCGACACAAAAGGCAATCGAGAGACTGCCGAAAAACTAGGTTGGAAAGAAATAAAACCACGAAAGCGGAAGGCTAAATCAGATGGCAGAGACAGCAAGCACAGTAATTCGTGATGCGTTACAAGAAATTTTAGTCCAAGCGGCTGAGCAGCCAATAACGGCGGCAGAAGGTCAGGGCGCAATGCGTCTATTAAATAGAATGATGGCTGCTTGGGTATCTGATGGCGTAGACCTAAGCTTTACGCCCGTTGACTCTTTGAATGACTCAATAACGGTAGTCGATGGCGCTTTGGATGCAATCGTTTTAAATCTAGCGGTAAAACTAGCGCCTCAATACGATAGGCCCGTTACTCAATCGCTATACATGAATGCAAAAGATGCCTACGAAGCAGCGCTAAAAATAGCTGTTGTCGTTCCTGATACCGCTTTCCCTGCGACACTTCCATATGGTTCAGGCAATGAGGACAAGGGGCATAACTTCTCAAACTATTATCCGGGGCCATCTAGCGAATGAATTTACCATTTACTAACGGATTCTATCAGTCTCGCTCGCTGCCCTTATCGGCTCAACGGTGCGTTAATTGGTATAAAAACGTCTCGGAGGTCGATACATTCTCGCGAGATAGTCTTTTTGGCACTGCGGGTTTGTCGTTAGTAGATGCAGGCGACCCGTTAGAGCCTAATCGTGGCGCTCACGTTATGAACGATGAGCCTTATTTCGTGAACGGCAATAACCTTTACAAAATGACGCGAACGGTAAGCGCTGACGGTGTAGAGACTTTAGCCATTGTAAGTATTGGCGCAATCTCAGGTAGTGGGCGCGTTTCAATGGCAGATAATGGCTCTCAGCTTTGCATTGTCGTACCTAACGGCGATGCGTATATTTATGACGGCTCGACCTTATCAACAATCAGTGACGCTGCTTTTGATGGGCCTTGCGAAACCGTTGTTTTTATCAGCGGTTACTTTGTTTTTAATAAAACCAACTCTTCTAAAATATTTCACTCAGAGTTAAGGGATGGCCTTTCTTACAACGCTCTAGACTTTGCAGAGGCAGAGGCCGACCCTGATAGAGTAGTCGCCTTACACGCGCATAGGGGCGTTTTATATGCTTTAGGCACTGAGACAATACAGCCTTTTGCGGTTCGCAATAGTAATGCGTTTGCATTCGCGCCCATTCTCGGCGGTGTTATCAGTAAAGGCATTCGCTCACGCTTTGCTGTGCGCAACTTCGGCAATACGTTTGCGTTTGTCGGAGGCGGTGAGAATGAAGGCGAGTCTATATGGGCTTTTAGAGGCTCTGATGTTGCCAAAATTTCAACGACTCCTTTAGATTTTCTTTTACAGAACGCAACGCCGGAACAGCTCGACGAGTGCTACGCTTTTGCGCACTCACTAAATGGCGCTGAGTTTTGGGGCGTTACCTTTGGCGCGAGAACCCTTGTATATGACCAAACCGCCTCACGGTTATCTGGTCGGCTTGAGTGGCACGAACGAAGCTCACGCATTGACTCTGTTGATGTTCAATGGCGCGTCGCCTCAATTGTCACGGCGTACAACAAAACTTTTGTCGGTGATATTCAAAACGGAAGGATTGGCGAACTTTCAGACGACTTTTTTGATGAATATGGCGAGTACATTGTTAGAACAACGTCGGGACAGCCATTTTCAAACGAAGGCAGATCGATGTCGGTTTCTTCTATCGAAGCGACTTTAAGTTCAGGAACAGGCACACCCACAAAAGACCCCAAACTAGGACTTTGCTTCTCAGATGATGGCGGTCGCACTTATTCAAACATGATGTTTAGAGGCTTAGGCAAACTAGGCGATTACGAACGGCGCACTATATGGCGCAGATTGGGCCGCTTTGGTAAATACAGAGTCCTTTGTTTTGAGTTTGCAGGAAAGACCGACCCGACATTTATCAAAGTGGAGGCGCAAGTATCGTGATTGAGACAGTTATCCCGCCATTTCGAAATCAGCCTTTGGTTTTAAACGACTTACCAACACAAGTAACAGCCGAGTTTTTAGAGCAAATAGCTAGATTGCTTGAGCAGCTACAAATAGAGAGCGGCAACGGTACGCCGGAAGGCTCTGTTTTAGCGGGGCTAGATAAGCTTTATCGAGATACAGCAACTAACACGCTTTACATCAAAACAACCGAAACAGGTAACACTGGATGGGTATCAATTTAAAATTAAGTGTAACAAGCGACAAGAGCGAGATTTTTAAGGTGCTTGGACACCCTGAGATTTGGCCTTTACTAAGCAAGAGAGCGCCAGAAAAAAAGCTTTTGCCGCTTAGGGATCAAGATATTTATTTGATAGTAAAAGCAGGGAGAAAAGTTATCGCATGTACTTATTTTGAGGTTTTAAACGGGTATGAAATGCAGATGCACCCTTACGTGTTACCGAGATATAGGCCGCGATATTCGTATAAAGCGGTAAAAGCCTGCGTTGATTGGGCTTTTAATCAATCAATAGAAAAAATCGTTGTTGAAATACCAGATGACTACCCAAAGGTTACGGCGTTCGCGGAGCGTATGGGCTTTGAGAATGTAGGAAATAATACGCTAGAGATGAGGGCAAACAAATGGGCGGCTTAGTTGATAAGGTTGTAGAAGTTGGGACGCTTGGCATTGTTGACGATGCGAGCGGCACGAAGGCAGCACAAAAAGCGGCGCGTGATGCGTCAGGTCAGCAATTAGCCTCGCTTGAAGCGGGCAAAAATCTAGGCAGAGCAGACCTAAACGAAGGCTTTGAGCCTGCAATGGGCTATTTGCGAGAGGGTTTTGACGGTGCAAGGAATGAGCTTTTAACAGGCTTTAACCCTGCTTTAAACGCATCAACACAAGGCTTTCAGGGTGCAAGTGACGCATTACGCGCAGGCGTTAATCAAGCGACAGGGCAATACAATCAAGGCTTTGGCAATGCTTTATCAAGTTTAGCTAACGCGCAGCAAGGGATAGAGGCACCTATTCAGGGTTTTTACGATCAAGGCGCGCAAGCCTCACAAACTCAAGCGGCGTTGAGTGGTGCGATGGGGCCAGAGGCGCAAGCTCAAGCTTTTGCTAATTATCAAGAATCGCCAGAAGTAGCTTATATGCGCGAGCAAGGCGAGAAAGCCGCTATGCGTGGCGCAGCAGCTCAAGGCATGTCATTAAGTGGATCAGTACTAGACGAGCTTAACAGGCGCGGTACAGGGCTTGCTATGCAAGACTTTGGCAACTCAATGAATCGACTCGGGTCAATTGCTAATCGAGGGCAAGCAGCAGGAAACAATTTAGCTCAATTGCGCAGCGGTCTAGCAACAAATACAGCCAACATGCAGCAACAGCAAGGGCAAGGCTTGGCGAATATGCAAATGCAGCTAGGTCAGGGTTTGGCGGGTATTGCAGGCAATCAGGGACAAGCACAGACAGCGCTTTACCAACAGCAAGCGAACAACCTTGCAAACTTGCAAAGCGGCAGAGGTCAGGCTTTGGCGGGTATGCAGCAACAGCATGGTCAAAACTTATCAAACATCGCAATAGGTAACGCGGCTCAACAAGCGCAAATACATGGTGATCTCGGTGTCGCTCTAGGTAATGCGTCGCTTGCTCAGGGTCAGATGGGGTATGAGTTAGCAGGGCAAGGCATAGGCGCGTTAATGGGGGGAGCTTAGGGGGTGGCGGCAGCGCAGCGGCTACTCCTATTGACCGTAGACAATATGGCGCACTTTCACCAACTTTTGGATTTTAGAGGCTAAATATGGGCGTTAATGAGATTGATTTTGCAAATTTAAGCGCGGCTAAGGGTCTTAGCCGAGGATTACAGGCAGGCGCACAGCTTGGCAATATGTACAGGCAGAACCGCTTGCAGGATAGCGAGCTAGAGCGCAGAGATGCGCAAGAGGCTCAAGATGCTGAGCTTAAAGAGAATCAGCGAATCATAGATGACATGGCGCGTGATGCTGTAGTTGCGAGAGATATTGCAGACCCCAAACAAAGGCAGTCATTCCTAGAGCGCAGAGCTGCAAAGCTAACTCAAATGGGAAAAGACCCTTCTGACACTTTAGCCTTGATGAAGCTGCCTTTTGAGCAGCAGACGCAAGAGCTAGATTACGTGGTTCAAAAAGCCTTACCTGTCTCCAGTATAGCAACAAAGAACTTGAATGGCGGTAAATGGGTGGGTACTCCTCAAAGAGTAAAAG